GATTCGAGCGTAGCACTTGGGGGGGGTGTACCCCACTATAAACACCGATAAGGGAGATTCCTAGCAAGGGTGAACATTACCCATATGGAGATATATCTTGTTGATACTTCGTGCCTGTTGCTGTCCTTTCTCTTCGAGTTACCGTACTGCTGCTTCATGAGTGTCGAACCGCGAGTGAATGCCGCTGGTCCTTCGTTCTTGTTGCTGTCCTGTCTCTTCGAGGTGGTCCTACGTTCTACTGCTGATCATGGATGGACACGTAACCATTTATGGCTGCCGATGTTAGGGTACTGTTAGGGTATAAAAAAATTTGCTATTTTAGTACTTTACCTGTTGTCATTATGGTAACTTTGGACGATAATACCTCTAGTCAAATGATGGTATTTGGCAACAATATAAGAATGCAACAATGTACAAATATCCAGAAATAGCAGAACATTACAAAGAGTTACTACTTGAGAATGGTCAAGAATGGGCAGAAGAACACAAAGAGGATTTACACCATATCGCATTCAATGAGGAGAAATACATCATCGGTACGCATCGGGCTAAGGAGTGGCTATCCGATAAGGTGTTCGATGTCATCGAGATTGTCAGAGAATATGAGCAAGACAATTTCGGTGAAGTGAATACCGATTTTAGCGATCCCGAAAAGATAGTCAATATGTATGTGTATATTGTTGGGGAGCAAGTAGTACAGGATATTACCTTAGAGGATGTTTTTAGTACCGTTCAATAATCCACCACATGACCGCCTACCTTAGCGGGTAGCGTGGTCGTTTTACTGTTTCAAGTTTTACACAATAACCAGCAATATAAGGATGCAACAATGAAAACACAATACCCAATAGAACGCGACCATCGCTACACAATCAACAAAGAATACACTGGCCACCCATCGGCAAAACCTCAATTCGTTATTCGATTCTGTGGTGATTGGGTTGATTCTCGTCAATCCTATACCAGTGCAGTAGTCAGAGCAGTAGGACATAATGCCGAGCGTATGCGACCTTATTCAGTCATAACAGTAGTCAGTAGTCATTAATTAGTCAGCAACAGCAAAAGGATGCAAACAATGTTTGATGATATTACTTCTGGTCAGATTTTTGGACTGTGGGATAATGGTTTCGTAGTCGTAGGGGTAGTGTTTGGATTGACTTGCCTAGAGAGGTGGATAGCACGTTCAATTCGTGGGTCGGCTAGTCCAAAAGCGTGCCTTATTCTTGGGGCTATTCTTGGTGGTGGTAACGCTAATACAATTTCAGATTTTTTGGGGGCTATGTTTGATCCTGCACTACGACAATATGTAGTCGGTATCACCATAGGTACACAATATATTCTTATACCCTTTTATATCTATTGGGTATACCTGTTTATTCGCGGTCGAGTAGTCAGTAGTCACTAATTAGCCATCTCATTGATGAAACCCCAAGTAAGGAGGACGATGGAATACACCCCTCAGATAGCTAAGCATAATATACAGGCTATGTTGCGTATGTATGTCGCTAAGTATCCCGAACTATCTAGTAAAGAGGTTTGGGAGTTGATGAAAAAGCAGGAAAGTCATTTCTTGGGACTTGACTTGACTGCAGAAGAAATGAAGTCCCTTAGTCGAAAGGAGAGTATCCGAAAGGGTACCTTCTTCAAGAAACGTAAGAAATGATTAGTCAAGTACATACAACAGAATCCCTACAATCCCAAGATGGCGAGTATGAGAATTACCATTATCAACTAGAGGATGGCGAACGGTATCAACTTACCGATGGCGAATTGGGGTGGCTAGCCCATGTAACCCATAAGTACATGATAGCTGACCATATTATCGAGAATATGGAAGATAATATCTACACAGTGGATACCATCGGTCTAGGGCAAGCAATGGACGATGACGGGATGTTCCCTAAGATAGTCATGCTATCTGAAGATAGCGTACTACATCGTATAGCATTTTATTCAGCGTATGAACCAGAGGAGGATCAACAATGACCGATACAGTCAATTACAACCAAAACAAAGTATGGGTGTTAGTCCACTTCAACACTGGACGTATAGAGGCATGGCAGGCAGAGAAGATATTAGAGGATTCTGCTAATGTTTGAACTACATACGAGCGATTTTGACCCTTGCCCCGCCCGCGCCGTGTTGCGTCGGCGGGGTGCTTTTGATGGTGTGGCTGGTACTGCGCTGGTTCGAGGTCTTGCGGCTCACACAGCCCTCGAAAATCTGCACAAGGATACGAGCGAATTAACGAGCGATCTAGTCCAGCACGCACTGGCTAGCACTGTAGATATGCTTGCGAGCGAGGGAAGAGAGGCGAGCGATGCGGTCGAGCGAAATATAGGGAGCATGGCGAGCGAAATTGTGACAATGCTCGAAAGCTACAGGAGAAGGATACTCCCATTAACGAGCAAATGGACTCTACTTGGCACTGAAGTTCCTGTGTACTGGGAATTGCGCGACGATGTTCATTTGTCAAGCCATGTTGATGTGCTGTACATTGATGAAAACGAGCGAGCAATCTGTTGGGACTGGAAGTGGAGGAAGGACGCACTTGCTATATCTGACCTGAGCAGGAACCTGCAACTCGCGTGCTACTGGGGAGCCTTGATCGATGGTGGGCTATTTCAACTCAAGACCAACGAGCGAGCGAGCGGGTGGGATTGCTCAGGCGATGGATGGTATAGCCTTCCCGACGGTTCGAAGGTTCCGTTGGTGTCGTGGGTTGACCTCCCCTCACTAAAGCCATACGCAAGGGCTACAATGGGACAAGATGATAGTGGAAGGGCGATTCAGTACAAGAAGGGTGACGATAGACCTGTGTGCAGGGTAATCCGTACACCAAATTTTCACCCCAAGCAACTGGGCAACATTAAAGATGCAGCACTGGTTCGAGCCGATATGATAATCAACGGAACAGCACCATATATCCCGCAGGGATGTAGCCATTGTGAATGCGAGCCGTGGTGTCCGCGATTTGACATGGCTACGACAAGTGAGTATCATGGTGTAACAACTAAAGGAGATTCAGTATGAAACGATTTTTTAAGGCACTATTCGCAGCCCTTGTGGGTTGTGTAGACCGAGGAGAAATCCTCCCAGACAACAAAAAGGAATAAGATATGACCACAACAAAAAACAGTAAGGTAGCCACCACAAAAACCGACAATCTGGGGTGGGCAGGAATTATGCCTGCGCTACTTAAAGCACAGATAATGGTGGAAAAGGTGGAAAAGGATACACAGGGGTACCAATACAAGTACGCCACAGCAGAATCTATGTATTTGTCTGCAAGGGCGGCACTACATGAGAATAACATTGTTGTTTTTCGAAAATCTTGTGAAATTCTAACGCACATAGACACAGAAGTAACAAAGGGCGACGTGTTGACCGCGAACTATGGTCAAAAGATGATAGTTGTGTACGTGGTGTATTGCGGACAAAGCTGGGTTGAATGCCCAACAGAATATCCCATATGTGTAAAGGGTGGGATGAGTGACAAGGCTCTAAATGCCTCGTTGACCACCTGCCTCGCATACTTCCTGAGAGATTTGCTCCTCATACCTCGCTGTGACGAGGAAGTTGACCAAAGACCAGACACAATAGCGCATTCTGGTACAAGGACCACACCAAAACCAAAGGGTTCTGGCAAGAGCAACAAGCAAACCTTCATGGCAAATGTTGGGCAATGGATAAACCGAGATATTGCCGAATCTGATACAGCCGAGGCTTGTATTATCTTGCTCAAGAAAAACGATTTGCCGGTAGACGGATCGGCTACTTCAAAGCAATTCAAAGAAATTGCTGATATTGTTTCCGGATACATCGACGAAGCTATAGAACCTGCTACCATATTGAGCGATAATGGGTAATTTGCAACCATACTTGTTCAGACCCCTTAGTTCCCGTATCACCATTTACGGGGAAGTTTACTCATTGCTTGGGGTCAGAACTCCTTTATTGTGCGATACCTCGGTCTTTACGGTCGGGGTATCGTTTTAACTTCTCTCTCTTCTGCCCATGGGTGAAAGCCTTTGGGTGGATTTTACAACTCAATCGAGCCGCACCCACCGGTTCATCTGCCTGCGGGCAAGTGGGTACCCTTAGCGACCTTGGGTTCTTTCAGGTCGTAACCGTTCGCTACGAGATGCACTAGTCAAATCTCATAGGGCGAGCGAGTGCCAAGACGCTCAGAATAAGCGTAACCGCAAAATCTTTACCATCTGGTAAAAATCGCGTGGGTAAACTTGGCTTGGGTTGGTGACACGCACTGCCCAAGCGGGGCTTGGCTGGGAAGGTGGAACCTTGGACTCCCATACAGAAGCGACAAGGCGGTGTTGATGGCTCGTCTGTGTATGACAAACCCATCTGGCCTCTAATTGAGACTGATTCTCAACTAGTTTCTTAGGGGTCGGTGCATCTTGGCTGAACTGTGATGACAAGACTAATTCTGTAATTGAGACTGATTCTCAATTAGACAACGCAAGGAGATGATTAAATGACTAACAATATGACGACTGTGAACTATTCCGTTCTTGACGAGGCTCAGGTACGGAAACTCCGAAGGTGTGAGAAGATTGTCAATGAAGGATTGAAAAGATTTATTGAAGTCGGGGCTGCTTTACAGACTATACGAGACGAAAAGCTGTGGCAAGGAAAGTATGATAGTTTCAAGGACTATGTGGACCGCAGATGGGCGTTGTCGCCCGCTCACGTCACAAGGCTTATCCAGGGTAGTGAAGTTGCAACGCGTGTGGCGGGAATACAGAATGAGGCTCAAGCAAGGGTGCTTGTAAATGTTCCGTACACCGAACAACAAACAATAGTGGACCGCGCGGTGGAATTGGCAAGAATCCGCAAAATTCCGCTATCCGCACCCCTTATCAGAGAAGCTGCAAGGCAACCATCCCAAATATCTGCAAGACCAGAACTGCAATCCGACGAGCAACCGTGGGAAGCGGAGGGGTTATCAGATCTGTGGGAGATGGCACAAAACCTAATTCTCGATATGAAAGAAGTCTCAAGAAAACTTGCCCTACACCAACAGGGATGCTGGCTCAAGGGTCACATGGACACCATAGAAGCACGTCTAAAGGATTTGAGCATACTAATCCGGTTCGCAAAACCACACTCGCCCTGCCCCGATTGTGCTGGTGGTATCGTTGCGAACTGTGAAACCTGCAAATCGAGGGGCTGGCTACCAGAATCTCGAGCAGGAGCGTTAAAAAGAAAGAAAACGTATAAAGATATTGACAACTTTGAGACGAAAGACTAAAATGAAGCAAACGTAACCAGATAACAAAAAAGGAATGACCAATGAAACAACAGAATAGAGAGCGTGTAACGGAACGTGCTATACAAATTGTCGAAACGCAAAGAGATATGGGTCGGTGCGCAGAGGAATTCACCCTGTATAATTCAGCGCATCATGCACTTGACGCAAGCCTTCAAATGATACTACTAACCAGTAGTTTGGGCGAGGCGAATTTCGAGAACAGATCAGTCTCATGCCTTAGAACAACGTGTATAACAGAGTCTTGGAGGAGTTGTTGGACTTGCTCCGACATAAGGAAGGCTGTTGCCGATGCCCTAAAACTAGCAAAAAAGGAGTTGTGTAATGAGTGCTGATATATCTGAAAAAGTGAAATTTAGCAAAAGCGTTTCTACAAACATAGTTATTGGTGGGGTCACATTGGATTGTTCTATTGAAGCCGACGTAATAGCCACCGTTGAAACATGGTACGCACATAACATGGGTGGTCGCATGGAAGATGCGGTTCAAGGCGAACAAGAAGTTACACTAGATAGCGTTGAAATGGAAGTGTGTTTAGAAAACAAGGTCACGTTCACATCCACTGACAGGGATTTTTTCGAAGCACACTTTGGGGAAATCGATTGTGACGACGTGGTGGGTCTGCCGTGACGCAAGAAGATATGTTTAATACGAGAACAAGGTCGGGCAAGCAACTGCGACCGTACCAAGAAGAAGCCATACAGTGCGTCGAGGATTCTTTCAAGGATTACCAGAACTGTATTATGATTATGGCAACCGGGCTTGGCAAGACGTTCACCGCAGTAGAAATTGCACGCAGGAGAGGCGGGCGGTTCATGTGGGTTGCTCACCGTGGGGAACTCATAGAACAGGCCGAACACGCTATTGCTGAATTGACCGGAGTAATCCCGCAGATAGAGATGGCAGACCGAACCGCGCGGTCCACGCTCGGATACAATCAGGGCTGTGTGGTCGGTTCTGTCCAAACATTGAACGCCAAGCGAAACGGCGTTCCAAGACTCCACCGATTCGACGCGAACTATTTTAATATGCTTGTCACTGATGAGGCTCACCATGCTGTTGCAGCCACTTGGGTGAAGATAGCCAACCACTTTACAAATAACCAAGATCTAAAACATCTTGGAATGACCGCAACGCCCGACCGTGGTGATGAGGCGGCGTTGGGTCAAATCTACGACACCTGTGCATATAGGTATGACATACAAGACGGTGTTAAAGACGGATGGCTTGTGCCAATTATGATTCAGCGTATTTACATGGACGAAATAAACCTCTCTCGCGTCGATAAACTTGCGGGCGACTTTAATCAAGGTCAACTAGATCACGCAATGAGAAGGGATAAGGCAATGTACGGTGTTTCTGAGGCACTAAAGAGCGAGGTAGGAAGCCGAAAGACACTTGTGTTTTGTGCGTCAATCGAACACGCGCAGGGCTTGACAGATATTCTTAATGCAAACATGCTTGGGTCCGCAGCACTCGTTACAGGAAAAACGCCCAAGCACGAACGAAAGCAACTATTAGACAATTATCGTGCCGGAAACATACAATACCTGTGCAATGTTGGTGTTGCTACCGAGGGATTTGACATCCCCGACATTGGATGTGTGGCAATCGCAAGACCGACCATGAGTCGTGCGCTTTACGCACAAATGATAGGTCGCGGCACAAGACCTCTACCAAACATTGTTGATGGACTCAACCACGCAGAACAGAGATTACAGTCGATACACGATTCGTTGAAACACGATTGCCTCGTGCTTGACTTTGTTGGCAACAGTGGTCAGCACAAACTGGTCAGTGCTGCGGATGTTTTGGGTGGTAACATGGATACTCTTGTTGTTCAAGAAGCAAATAGGCTTGCTCGAAAACAGGGAACACCCGTTGATACACTAGAGCTTCTTATGAGGGCAGAGGCCATTGTACAAGCACGGCTTGAACGAGAAAAGCAAATCAATGAACGAAAGAAAATCAAAGCCAAGGCATCATACCGTAAAAAACCCCTTGATCCGTTTGATGTCCTTGATATAGCACCTGTGCTAGACGACTCTGAGTGGCGGGTAAGCCCACTTACACCAAAACAACTGCTGTTCTTGCAAGAAGCAGACATAGATACCAGCACAATGACCGTTAAGGAACAGCGAAAAGTATTCGCTACGATGATGGAAAGAAAAAACAAGGGATTAGCAACACCTAAACAATTACGGTTGCTAAAGAGATATAAATATGACACGGATGGCATGACAAAAGATAGGGCTAGTGGCATTATTGGTCGTCTCGCCAAGAATAATTGGAAAAAGGTTAAAATTAAGGAGACCTTATTATGATGAAATCAGGAATTGGATTTATTGTAGGAAAATGTATCGATATTGTTAGTGATTCATTCACGGGAAGAGATGGCACAGAAGTAAAAAAACTCTCTGTACTCATCAAGCCCGACGATGAGTCGACACCACTGGAATTGGAGGTGTGGGGTGAACTTGCAGCAAAATTTGAAGCCGACGTAAACATATTAGACGTTCTGGTATTTCAGGTTGGAATGGTTGGGCGCGAGTGGACCAATCAGGAGGGAAAGACATACCGGAACAATTCGCTTCGCATTAAGGAATGGACAGAACTTACGACCTCTCCATCAACAAAAGAAACCGTACCCAAAACCCCGTTTTAAGGAGGATATGATGCACAGATTATGTGACTGTTGTGCTGAGATGTACGATATAAAAACCGGATTGATAATAGAAGATGATTTTGCTTGGTGTGAAGATTGTTACGAACAGCACCAGAACGAACAAGGAAAGGACGATACAAATGAAACTCAAACTTGACAAAGCGCACGCGTCCATGCTAATACCAAACATTGTTGTTGGGATAGCCACCATCAAAGATGCAGAAGAGTCTGAAAAAACAGACAGCGTGGTTTCTGACACGATGACACACCTGCTGGAACACATAATGGATTCAGACTTATATGACAAGTCTATAGAATTGAATAAAAATCAACAGTTGTTTTTATTAACCGTGCTTTGTAGCGGCTTGCATAAGATTATGAGCGACGGAATAGAAAAAACAACAGGTCTTATAGATAAATATTATGGGACGGATCTACTGACGAGACGCGACCCGTGCGAAAGAAGGGCAATATATTTATCCTATTTAATGCTAGAGAAATTTGAGTGCGAGGTGGATTCTGAAGTGTACCGCAAATATGCCCGCGGTAAACTTGAGGACATAAACACGATAATACGTAATATGGCTGACGAAATGGAGGCAATCATTGAAGAAAACAATTAAAAAACAATGCCCGATATGTGGCAACAGCCTAGACGGCGGATGCACAATCACATCAGACAAGTTGCACGTACTATGTAAAAACGATGGAACCGGAACAAAGGTGTTCGAATCATATATGCACGTTATGCCAAAAAGAAAAGCCTCAACTACCAAAGGAAAAACACATGAATTATGATAAAAAGTTCTTGACTGCTATGAAGGTCAAGCTGAACGGTGGAGACTATTCAGAAACTTGGTACAGGAATCATTTTAGGGGAATGATTGATTGTATTGAACAGCACATAGGCGGCGAAGAATACCGAAAGGCATATATAAGAGGCTTGAGGGATGGAGGGGCTGTTGCGGTTGAAGTTGTGAAAAATCATACAAGCCCAGAACCAGAAACAGTGCCAAGGAACATACCAAAAGACATGACCGGAAATTCGGACATTTTTTAATGAGCCAATGGAAACGTGTAACCCGACTCTCGCCCTGCCCTGTCTGCAAAAAGCCCGACTGGTGTCTAATAGCACATGATAGGTCTGCTGCAATCTGCCCAAGAATTGAGCAGGGGTCTGTTCGAAACATTGAGGGTTCTGGGTATCTACATATATTTAAGATCACTAAGGAGTGGGCTAGGGAAGTATATGTACCAGCGAGAGCCAAGCCCCTGCCAGAACACAACGAGGTATTGGCAATAAGGGCTAGACAATGGATACGAGAATGTGAGCCTACCCGCATTGAGGAGTTGGCAGGGATGCTAGGTGTTAGCACGGAAGCACTTAACCTCCTCAATGTAGGGTGGTTCGACAAGAATCAATCTTGGATATTACCAATGATGCGAACCGGAGGCCGACTAATCGGCATAAGGATTCGACCACAAACAGGTAAAAAGTTTGCAATAAAAGGAAGCAAAAATGGGCTTTTTATTCCAAACAATCTGCCAAGCGAGGGCGTTGTCTATGTATGTGAAGGCGAGTCCGACACGGCTGCCATGCTAACGTGCGGTCTAAATGCTGTTGGCAGACCATCTTGCAACAGCGGCGACAGACTATTGAAGGAACTGCTGGAGAACAACGAAGTAATAGTCTGTGCAGACAGAGACGGTGTTGGGCGAAGAGGAGCAGAATCCCTAGTCCAATATCTTAATTTACATGTTTTGGGTGCTACAATGATGTTACCACCAGACAAATACAAGGATATGCGAGATTGGCTACATGGCGAAGGAAAAGAAAAGGTTTATACTGCCTCAAAGCGAGTATCTGAAGAAGCATGGGGACGAGGTGTACATACTGGTAGCGATGCCAGAGTACCTGATTGATGAGATCGATGTCATGAGAGATGCAATAGTTACCTACATCCCCGGCTACGACAGAGAGGATTTCAAAGTCCTCAGAGCTGCGTTGGAATGGATAGAAAACGTAGACCAGTTGCTATGTGTGCAAGAGGAAAAATGAATGAAACCGAAAATCATCGTAGGAAATTGCATAGACAAACTTAAAGAACTACCATCTGGCAGTGTCCATTGTTGCGTTACTTCCCCGCCATATTGGGGCTTGCGTGATTACGGCGAAGATGACCAACTCGGTCTTGAAGAAACGCCAGATGCGTATGTCGAGAACATGGTTCAAGTGTTCAGGGAAGTCCGTAGGGTTTTGCGTGACGATGGAACGCTTTGGCTGAACCTCGGCGATTCTTATGCGGGAGGAAGTAGCGGTGGCACAAAGACGCAAGGCAACCCAGAGTTCAACAAAAACAGACCCAGCCGAGAAGCAACCAAAATACCACCAAAAGCGAAACCAAAAAACCTTAAACAAAAAGACTTGGTTGGAATCCCTTGGCGCGTGGCGTTCGCATTGCAAGCCGATGGTTGGTATCTCAGACAAGACATCATCTGGCACAAGCCAAACCCGATGCCCGAATCAGTAACCGATAGATGTACCAAAGCACATGAATATATTTTCCTATTGAGTAAATCCAAGAAGTATTATTTTGATAATGAAGCGATAAAAGAAGATAGTAAGACAGAAGGCAGTATTCATGTTCATAAAAAAGGCAATAAAGCCGATGAATATGTAAAACAAGGATTGGTTACAAGACCACACAAAAACTATGTAACACCAGAAAAAAGGAACAAACGCTCTGTTTGGAGCGTATGCCCAAAACCCTTCAGGGGCGCACATTTCGCAACATTCCCACCAGACCTAATTGAACCATGTGTTCTTGCAGGTACTTCAGAAAAAGGTTGTTGTCAAATATGCGGTTCACCTTGGGCGAGAGATGTTGAGAGCGAAAGAAAACCAACTCGCCCCAATTTGACATCTAAGGTTGAGGGATTGCCTAGCGAGGTTGTTGGAAACAGAGACACAGAGAGGCATGTTACAACCACAAAGACTGTAGGATGGAGTCCTAGTTGCTCTTGTGGTGCTGATATCATTCCTTGTACTGTACTTGACCCGTTCCTTGGTTCGGGAACAACGCTTACTGTTGGACTGAAACACGGAAGGAACGGCATCGGGATTGAATTGAATCCTGAATATGCTAAACTTGCAGAGAAGCGTATAGAAGATAATCAAAGTTTGTTTACCGTGTGACGCAAAGGAGAACCAGTGACAAAGAAAACAAAACATCCAATGCTCGGCAAGCAAGTTCGTGTATTCACAAGCGATGAAGAACTGGAGTCCTACTACCACCTTGGCGATGCTACGCTAATTCATATCTGCGACAGTCACATCGTTGTCAAGATTGTCGAAGATGGTGGTGATAGTTTCCTTGCGATTCACCCGTGGCATGACATCAAGACGATAGATACACTGTCCGAAATCGTTGGAGGACAATAATGTGGATACTACCCAAACAATTACTCACCTCTCACTATGTGCCGGATACGGAGGCATCGACCTTGGACTTAGAAGCGTTTTGCCAAGCAGACCAGAAGAAGATCAACACTACTGGGAATACCCAAGAACAATCGGAAGTGAGGAAGTTATCACCGCTATGGGTGGCTCAGCTCATGGGATTGCCGATGGCGAACTGGTGCGTAATCAACGTATCGATTCACTGCGCGCCCTTGGAAACGGAGTTGTCCCTGCAACTGCTGCAAGGGCTTTCGTTATACTTATGGACAGGTTAGGAGGAGGTACACTGTGAGTTTGCGAATAATTCCGCTAGACCTAAAAGAGGCAAATGCTATAGTTCAACGATTCCATCGACACCATAAACCGGCGGTAGGTCATCGTTTTTCTTTAGGGGTTATTGATGAGACGGGTAAATTATTAGGGGCAGCGATAGCGGGTCGTCCTATTGCGCGACTCTCGGACCAAAAGTTCATTTTGGAAATAACGAGAGTGGCAACAGACGGTACTAAGAATGCGTGCAGTATTTTGTTGGGAGCGATTGCAAAGTCTGCCAGATGTATGGGATATAGCCTTGTCCAAACTACAACATTGCAGAGGGAGTCTGGGTCAAGTCTGAAAGCGGTGGGCTGGAAATGGCAGAACATAAATACTGATGGAACTGGGTGGGATAGTAGAAAGGGGCGCAATGTAGATTGCAAGAACGATTTGAAAGTCAGATGGTTCTGTGAATTGAGCAGTAAACCTGATTTACAGGAAATACCTACACACAAAAGACTGTATAAAGAAGAAAGTTTCCAGTTGTTTGGAGACGATGGAGGACATGGTGCGTAATCAACGTATCGATTCACTGCGCGCCCTTGGAAACGGAGTTGTCCCTGCAACTGCTGCTAGGGCTTTCGTTATACTTATGGACAGGTTAGGCGAATTATGACTACTTCATACACAATCGTACTCGAATACCAGTTCGAATCTCTTAACATAACGATGAGGCAACACTGGGCTGTACGCAAAAAACGACAAGAAGAACTATTTACCGCAGTAGAATGTGCCGCAGAACAGCCAATACCTACATTCAAGGGTAAATCAGTTGTTACAATTACGAGACAGTGGGGAAAACGGGGTCGTGCGTTTGACCCAGACAACCTTGTAGGTTCAGTAAAGCCCCTTATAGATTGCCTAAAAAAACCAAAAGGCAGACAAAAGAGTGGTCTGGGTATAATTCCAGACGATACACCAGAAGATATTGAACTACGAGTAAAACAAGAAAAATCGCCCGATGGCGTTCATCGGGCTATAATTGAAATAGATACACAAGGAACAAAAGATGTCTGAAGAAAACAACAATCAGGAAACATCAGAGGCGTTTACAGAACTCATGCAAGAATTGCCCGAAGAACTCCGCAACAACCCATCATTGAAAGACTTTAAGAACTTTGAGGGAATGGCAAAATCACACATATCTGCACAAAAAATGGTCGGTGCAGATAAAATCGTTCTGCCACCAAAAGACGCGACCGACGAAGAGCGCAGTGATTTCTTCAACAAACTTGGCAGACCAGAACAACCCGATGGATACGAGGCACCTACAGAAAACATGCCAGATGTAGAACTTGACAAAGATATGCTAAGTGGATTCTTTGACGAGGCGCACCGCATAGGCTTAAACAAACAACAGGCAGCAGCACTCGTTAGATGGCAAGCTCAACAATCCGACAATTTTGTAGCTGAGTCCGTGCAAAACCAAGAAGCGGGTCTTGAGAAAGCCACTGCAGCAATGCGAAAAGAGTTTGGCAGGTCATACGACCAGAAGATGGAGATGGCAACTACGGCACTCAAGCAATTTGGTGGCGACGAACTCGTTGAACTCCTCAACTCCACAGGATTAGGCAATGAGCCAGCAATCATCAAGGCGTTTGCTAACGTGGGTAAGGCTATTGCAAACGATGAGATCGTTGGCGGTGGCGGGCGACAGGGATTCCTGATGTCCCCATCAGAAGCGAAACAAGAAATCGCACAGAAAAAACAAGATCCGAATTTCATGAAGGCGTATCAAGAACGTGACCATGTAGGTCATAAAGAGGCAGTTGCAGATATGCAAAAACTGTTTGCGTCTGCGTACCCAGCAGAGGAAGCGTGAATTTGGCTAGGCGAGTAACCGTACAACAGCAACGCAAGTGGCTACAACAGACCTTAATGGAGGCTGTAAGTCCTGAGGACATGCAGATGGTTGTAATTATGTTGATAAACAGTGCCAGAAGCGGCTCTATATCGGCAGCGAAAGAGTTGTTAGACCGAACCCTAGGCAAGCCAACTCAAGAAATCATAGTAGAGCAACAAGAGCAACGTAGCCCAAGTGAGGTCAGAACACGCTTGGCTGCGCTGTTGCTTGCTCATCCAGAACTACAGTCCGTACTAGAAGATGCCGGTCAAGAAAGGCAACTGGAAGCGATGACACCGGCAGAGAAAATGAAATCGGACATTGTTGGGAAGCCTATATCATCAAAACCAGAGAACTACGAGAACGACACCGTGATTTACGAGAAAACGGATGAGCAATACAATGAACCAAATTAGGATATGTGTTGGGTGTGGCAGAGACACGCGGGATAAGACAGAGATATGTCACAAGTGTAAAATCAAGGGAACAAACACAAAAGTTGGTGCCAAGATGCCAGCCGTAGAAGACCATTACCCAGTAAGTGACGATTATTCTGAGGATTCTAAGCCATAATATTAAAAACCCCGCGCCAATACAAGACTGACGCGGGGCAAAAAAGGAAACCCTGACCAAAGGGTTGACCTTTATCATACAGCCCCATATAACCAAAACACAAAACGAACAAACTATTTTGCTCTAACTATTTCCCAACCAATTTCGTTGTCTGTGGAGTTCTTTACAAAAAACTTGAGCCACGCTGCACCCAGACCCTTCGGTGGTCCGCCCCTCTCAACGTGCCAACCGTCAAACCCATCCACATATTCGTCCTTATATGTTCCACAACGTACATGTGTAACAGAATCCATGCCAACACGACCACTTTGAAACAACTTCTCTCTTGCAATTTCTAAAATCCAATGATCGTGCGTATGACCACTCGCAATGATATTCGCCTGTGGGTATATAACCGCCATCCTGTTTGTCTGAATAACGCCGCGCGTCACCGGTCCACCACCACCAGACCCATGAAAATACTTCAGGTTGCATTGTCTCTTAGACCCTTGGCAACGCACTACGAACCGTACCCATCCCCCATATCCGCCAGAAAAAACCTTTGTTTTTGTTATGGTCGAAATTCGCTCGCACGTTCGCTCACACAAATCTGTCTCATGTCTCTTTTCAATAGAGGTCTCGTGATTACCCTTGCCGATTACAACAAAGTTTTCGGCATAGGGTGCGTAAAACTCTGAGGCACAGTTAACTAGCGAATCAAGATACATGCCCTCTTGTTGTTCGGGACGACAAGCATCAAGGCTTGACCTCTTGTCCCATTTCCCCTGCATGGCACAGTGCATATCACCGATGTCTATAATCCCTGCGCCACGCTTCTTTGCCTCGTCAAGGTGTTTTAGTTCTAGTTCCTGATCTGTGTGCGCATTGTCATGGTGCCTATCCGACGACAGCAAAAACCACTGTTCCCACTTAACGCCCGTGGTTTTCATGCGTACAGTGTGAACATTTCTCGCCTGCTGGGTAACTGTCCAGTTTATTTTAGAGACCACTTATTTTTTCTTTTTTGGCAATGTCCACCAGTTCATTACGTGTCCTACAATCATAAACCAGCCTACTCCACCCACGAGGGTGCTACCAAAAAAGATGTTTCCTAACGCATCTGCTAATAACATAATTATTTCACCTTATATTCAGGGTTAAAATCTGCGTCCCCTACGTGTTTGAGAACGTCTGCTACTTCTAAATTATCTAAATTGACCTTCTTTGCGCCTCGAATAAACTTCTCCCTCGCGTCTACACGCTTCATAATATCTTTCCTACCAAACCAGCGACCGAAAACAATGCCGAGTAGAGCCAGCCCAGCGAGTCCGACAAGTATCGAAATCCATGGTGCGAGTTCTGTTGCAATCCTGTCAACTATTGGAGGAGTCATCGCCAATAGGATGCCAATAACAAGCAGTTTTGCACTTCCTCGTAGGAATACAAGATTTACTATGCCTGCTAGAAGGGCAAGGAACCCAGCAAATGCAATCGGCCACCATAGGTTTGTAGTATTAACGGCAGTAGACACAATGTCCAATGCTTGATTAGCGGTCGGCTTTGGTGCAAATATTGGTTGTAGGAAAGAGCATCCAGAAAGACAGAACAGCATTATCCCTGCTCCTGTAACAACTCTATATCTGTGCCAAAACAACATCATGACTTGCCCATTATGTATGAGGTTACAAGAGCCACAAACCCGCCAATTCCTGCCGCCTTTATTTGTAGTATCCATATTTTGTTCTCGATTTTAGCAAGTCTCTTGTTTATCTGCTCCAAAGACTTGTTCATGTGCTTTAGTTGATAACGAATCAGATTCTTATTTACATCCCAGCCATTCTCATCAGACATGTGTGAACTCCTGTACTGGACTGTATTCGATTGTGCCACTGTCTAGTCTATCGTTAATCCACTCTATGTCGCCCCTTTTACCGATTGAATTTAGAATATGCAATATTACATGGCGTTCGCCCTCTCTAAACGCGGTTTCGTAGGGGTCGCCGGGCGAGTGGCTACTTCTGCCCCAATGAAATGTGGTCATAAGGTCTGCTATAACGCGATTTCCAACATCCGAAGAAAAGACAGATACATAGTCTCCCCTTTTTCTAACCTGTCCCTGACCATCGTTTTTCTTTGCCATGTTAGTATTTCCTTATGAAATTTTTACCATCTGGTAATTATTGACCAACCAAACCGAGTTCGCGTGCCGCCGAAGCCCCATCACTCGCTGCAGATGCTGCTGCCTGTATTTGTGATAGTTGAATTGCCTGTTCCTCTTGTTCCTGTTGTTGTTGCCTCAGCTCATCAACCTGTGTCTTGGTACGCAAGAATGATGGGTCTACATTGTTGTTAATCATGAGTGACCTGAATATACCGTCAACATCCAGATTTTGCATAACGGTTGGGTCTACTTGCACCAATGTCTGTGCCGCGCTCATTGCCGTTAGGAACGCCTGAGAGACGCTGGCACGACGACTTACAGCCAGAGGGCTAATATAGTTAATTTTCAACTGAACCCCAGACAGAGCGTCTGGTAGGTCAAATAGCATCTGCCTGCTCAACATCCACTTAAACGTGCGTTGGATGACTGGATTTAACCATTCTGCATACAGACGGGAGAGTATTGGAGAAATAATCAATAGACCCTGTTGTCTACGTTCAATAATTTCCGTTGCGGTCATCCGGTCGTTCTGGGGCAAACTCAACCTGTCTGCAAAAAACGCCTTTTGAATCTTGTCCTCTTCTCTCTCCATCATTTGTTCGCCTATATCTGGTCTAGCACCACTGTTGAATGGCTGTGGAACATCCCTAGTGCCTTGCCTGACATACATAATTGAGCCGGGAGCCGTTCTGATTGGACCCTCCATGGTTCCAGCCGTAACAACAATGGGTGGTCGTACGGACAACTCTGCTGCCTCTAGGATTGTCCTCGCCATCGCGTTGACTACTCGTATTGACGGAAGAACCTCCATTGCTGGACCTCTTCCATACACCTCTTCAGCGGCCTTGCCCCATCTAGCAATAATGTATGGGTTT